TTTACACATAGGTAGAGGTATACCAAACTTTAAAGATCTAGCGGGATCTGTAGATGTTACTTTAAAATTTAAAACATATCCGAGTTCTACAACTCCAACTTCGGTAACAAGAACAATTGTCTCGACAACAGAAAAATTTGATTTAAGAGGTAGAGGAAGACAAGCAAACATAAAGATCGAAAGTGATGCTACAGGAGATAACTGGCGTTATGGTACATTACGATTAGACGTTCAACCAGATGGAGGCAGATAATGGCTAAAATAAGTACAACAAGATTTCCTCAAGCAACACCGCAATATCAAGCATCACAATTTGATGTGTTAATAAGATTGCTTGAACAAATAACTCAACAATTAAATTTTGGTTTTCAACAAGATTTAAAAGATGAGTCAACAGCAAGGAGTTGGTTCCTTGGCTGATGCGTTTTTAAGTTTTTCTAGAACAGGTACGGGTACAGCTTACACTGTTCCAACAGCAAATGAAGGAGCAGTTCCTCCTATTTTACCTACAACAACATTGGTAAAAAGTATTTATATATCGAATGAAACTGGAGGTGCTGTTACAACAACCGTAGCTGCTGTCGACTCAAGTGCTTCAGTGACTACTGAATTGTATAAAGATAGTATGGCTGACGGTGCTCAACTACAGTTGCTAGATCAACCAATTGTTTTAGAAAAAGCAGATACCCTGACTTTAACAGGAGCTGGTATTAAAATTTTAGTAAGTGTAATGGAGATAACATAATGGCATTTAAAAAAGTACAAGAATCAAAAGAAATAGGCAAACAAATTATTGATGGTCAAGAACTTCCTATTATTCAACCAGAAGTACATATGGAAGTAAAAAATAAAAAAACAGGAACAGATTACGAGTCAGAAGAACATGCTCAACAAGACGTTGATAATCCATCTACCAATACTACAAATGACGATATTGAAAAAAATATAGAAATTAAAGTAGTTAAATTACCTGATGTGTTTGGTAAAACTAAAGACGACTAAGCTCCACAGTTTTCACAGAAATCATCACAAATACATTTGTCTTTTTGACAACCGCAAGTAGGGCAATTAGGATCCATTTGCTACCACCTTATGTTTTGCCATGTTTTCTTGAACAAAGACTCTTTCATCTTCTGTTAAAGGTCTACCCATAGTAGGAGCTTTTGTTTGACACGAACAATTACTTTCATGTCTGTGTTGATCTCTTTCTACTGCTAATAAACGTTCATGATAGCGACTCACCTTATCTGCGAGGACAGCTATAGCTTTCAATACTTCTTGATTGTCCATAATATCTCCTGTGATTTAATTTTTGGGTGAGATCTAATTTAAACACGTCTGGTAGTATTATCAAGTAATCTTTTTATAATTGTTTTCTTGACAACTTATTTTTGTTCTGAGTAGTCAACTGAAAGGTATTCTATTTTACTTACCCACCCTTTAGGTATAGCGATAGCACCACCACCTGATATATCATCTTTATCTTTACTGTAAGAGCGCATAATAATAACTTTTTCCTCGTTATTATGTATCATCCACCCTACTTCTTGACACACGGCTAACGGAGCATTTATCACATCTTTTATGTCTAACCATCCAGTTTCCGTGTCCCGTGCATCGCGCCACGTGAGACGAACCATAGGAACTTTCTTAATATCTATATCCATGTCTAATTTCTCATTGCACATTATATCAAAAACACATATAAATATAGAATAAAATAGGCGCATTTCTCCAAGCCTCGCCATCTTGCTATTCAACCAAAAACAAGTTGCTATGAAGGATTATGCATGATTGACGAACAATTTTTACAAACAATACCTCAGTACGGAATTGGTGGTTTTGTTGGTGGAATATTTAAAAAAGTAAAAAAAGCCGTAAAAAAAGTAGCCGAACCAGCGGGCGCTGCTTTAGGTTTTATGATTGCTGGACCAGCGGGCGCTTCTTTAGGCGCAGGTATTGGTTCTCTTATTGCAGGGAAAAAACCAGAAAATGCATTAAAGAGTGCATTAATGGCTTACGGTATTGGTAACTTAGCAGGTTCAGGATTTTTTGGTAAAACTATACAAGGTTTTGGTGGTAAAGGAATTCCCACATTTGGATTAACTGATGGTAATTTATTTAGTGGTATTGGTTCGCAAGGACAACTTTTATCAAAAGATTTAGGAAGTAAATTTTTTGAAAAAATAAATCCTTTTGGAGATCCTTCGCAAAATGTAGCAGTTAATGCTGAGTTAGAAAAAGCTAATAAAATTTTATCTAATCCAGATAATTTTAGTATGTTTGAAGTTTCTAATGCACAAAAAATTGTAGACAATGCAAATAAAAAAGGTTTTGGTTTTAATCTTGGAACCGCTGCAACGGTGGGCTCAGTAGGATTACCTATTGCATCTTACATGGCAGCTAAAAATGCACAAGATAATTTTGTTCCTGGTGACCCTAATGCACTAAATGCTTTATACTATCAAAATCCTGAAGAGTTTCAAGTATCGGGCCAAGGTGTTAACCCATACTATTATACAAATTTACAAGATGAGTTTGGTGTACCAATAGAAGATTTACCAACAGATTTTTATAGACCGTTAGAGGTAGCAGAAGGTGGAATAATACAATTAGCAGATGGATCAGAAAAATATTTTCCACGCAAAAATGGTCAGATAGATGGACCTGGAACAGGGACAAGCGATGATATACCTGCTATGTTAAGTGATGGAGAATTTGTATTTACAGCAAAAGCTGTACGAAATGCAGGTGATGGTGATAGAAGAGAAGGTGCAAAAAGAATGTATCAAGTGATGAAAAATTTAGAAAAAGGTGGTAATCTATCCACTGAAACAAGAGGAGTAGCTTAATGGTTCAAGAATACGTACAAAGAGAAGCCCCAGATATTGAGGCACGTAAGCTTGGTCTTATAGACACAGCAAAAGCATTAACGGAACAAGGTTATACTCTTCCTGATTTACAACAAGCACAATTTAGTTTTCCTCAACAACTTGCCTTTGCTAACGCATTACAAGGAATTGGAGCTTATCAACCTTACTTACAACAAGCACAAGCGGCTACACAACAAGGACAAGATTTATTAGCAGGTATTGCTCAAGCTCCTACCACAGCACAAATAGAGTCTTATTCGAACCCATTTCAGCAACAAGTTATTGATGCTACAATGGCTCAATTAAATAAACAAGCAGCTCAACAACAAAATCAATTAGCAGGAGATGCAGTTCAAGGTGGTGTGTTTGGTGGTTCGCGTTACGGGGTTCAACAAGCAGAATTATCAGGAGCTCAACAACAAGCACAGGCACAAGCTTTAGCTGGTCTTAATGCACAAAATTATTCTCAAGCATTACAAGGAGCTCAAAATCAATTAGAGAGACAACGTTTAGCTGGTCTTGGTATTGGCGCACTAGGTGGCCAATATGCACAACTAGGTTCACAAGCTCAAGCAATGGGTGGCCAAGATGTTCAAAATTTACTTGGTATTGGTGGATTGCAACAACAATTTGGACAACAATCACTAGATATCGCAAGACAAAATCAATTACAAAAAATTATGCAACCGTATCAACAATTAGGTTTTTATGGAGATATTTTACAAGGAGCTCCATCTTCCGCACAAATGATTAACACGGCTCAAAATGCTGGTGTTAGTCCTCTTCAAGCAGGAATAGGAACAGGTATTGGCGCATTAGCTGGTCTCGGTGGATTGAAAAAGTTAGGAGTAATTTAATGGCTGTTATAAATAGATCAATGTTTCAACGACCGATGCCCGTGATCCGTGAAACATCTCCCGTTGTAAAAAGAGAAGAAGGATCGCCCATGTCAGGGGAAACAGGGTCTCAAGGAATTTTTAAAACGATAGGAGATTTTTTTACTAAAGGAAGAAATCAAGGAGATGATTCTACTGTTTACGATTTTGGTGAATATGGAGGACAATACGATATTAAAGACCAAGGTTTTCAAAGAGTATTATTAAATTATTTACCTGAAGGATCTATTCTTTTTAGTGATGAAAATAATTTTATACTATCTGAGGATGGAATGAAAGCTATTGATTTGTTTAAGCAAGATATAGCAAAAATGCAAGGTATGAAAAGAGCTGAAGGATCACCTCCTCAAGGAGAAATGGTAGAAGAACAAGTAGACGTTGAAAACGTTGGTATCATGGATGGTTTTAAAGAAGAAAATCCTCAAGCAGTAGCAGAAAAAGTTTTAGTAGAAGGAGAACAGTCAAGAAAAGAAGTTGCAGAGTCTGACACATATGATGAATTAATGCAAGCTATACGAGGAGATAATTTAACGGAAGAAGATAGACGTGATGAATTAGCTTCTATTGTTGGTAGAGAAGATGCAGATAGAACACCTGATAGTGTTTTAACTTTAGTACAGCCTGTTATGCAAATGATGAACGCTGAAACGGCAAACACAGGTATTGCACAAATAGAAGACGGCAGTATGGAAATGCCTCAACAGCCAGTAGGTGTTGCTAGTGGTGGTTACATGAGCTCTTTTCCTAATCAAAATTTAAATACAGAATCATTGTCAGCAAGTGATAACATTGATGATCGTATTATGAAAAATTTACAGTTTGAAAATATGAACAGAGGTATCATGGGTTATGCAATGGGTGGAGCAGTTCAACCTATTCAAAAATTTAACACTGCAGGGAGTGTTAATAAATCTTTTCAAGAAGAATATTTACCAATGTACATGGGATTAAAAGATTATTACTTACCAAATAAAGATGCAGGAATAGCTGATGCATTAATGTCTTTATCTAAAGCTGGATTTGCATATGGAATGGGAGCTCAACCAGAAGAAGCAGGAGCATTATTTTTTGATGAAGTTGGTAAAAAAGGATCTAAACGAGCGGCTACAGAGCAAGCCGTATCAGGACAGCTAGCATCAGGTGCTTTGTCTGCAGCGGTTCAAGCTGATTTAGCAGCAAAGAAAAATTTATCGGATAAATTAAAAAATACAAAAAACATATCAATTATAAAAGGAGATAACTCTACGTCCGATTATTTGCTTGCTCTTAAATCAGGATTTACAAAAGTAATTGAAACAGATGATGGGCCAAAAACGACAGTGGATATGGAAGCATTTTATGAAGTATATAATCCAGGAACAAAATTTACTTACGACGGAAGCGATAATTTAATTAATATAGATGAAGCGGCTGACTCAACTAAAGGCACAACTTATGTTGTGAAAAAAGAAAATGGCGAAGTTGTAAATTTACCTGATAACATTTCAGCTATACCTAACATACAAACTATTTTAGCAGGGGCGCCAGAGGGATCTACATTATTTTTAGACTCTAATAATAAATTAACAACAACGGTAAAACCTGTTGCTGATAAAGAAGCATATTTCAACAAGTTATCTGAAAAAGTAGAGTTTTACTCTGACAAAGAATTTGAAGACTTAGATAGCGTAATGAGAGAGAATTTAACAACAGTAAGTGCAGGAACAACTTTTGTTAAAATGCAAAAAGACGATGAAGTTATTGATGTTCGTATTGAAGATGTAGGTAAAAAAATTACTGGTGGATATCAAATAGTTCCTAACTCTAAAACAAGTATTGAAAAAGGTTCTGTAACAGATTTATTTGCACAAGGAGGTTCTGTTGTTAAAAGAGCAGATGGCACTCCTGAAGACGGTGAGCGAGGTTCTGCATATTATGAAGGACTTATAACCGATGCGGAAGATTTAATTAGTAAAGGTTCTTTGCAAGCAGCGGGAACAGAAGCAGATAGATCTTTCTTTAATTCTTTATATACGGCTGCTTATGATGGAATAAATGAACTACTAGCGTTAAAACAAATAATTGCTGCTGATCCTAGTTTAGTTGGTTACACAGGAAAGTTCCAACAATCTTTCAATAAAATTGCAGGGGTTATAAATGATTTAGATAATATTGCTGGTGATAAAATTTTTCCTGATGACAGTTCAACAACTTTAGGGTCAGCAATGCAATATGTAACTAAACCTGAAATTGCAGAGGTAAAATCATCAGTTCAACAATTATCAGATGCTGTAGCAGATATAATGAGTTTAAGAGGTAAAAGAGGGACACCTGAGTCAGTAAGAGCAAGAGCGGAAGAGAGAACTGCGGTTACTACTTTTGAGCCACAAGATATCGTGTTTAGAAGAATAGATAAATTAACTGATTTTTTAATTGATAAAACAAAAATATTTGGAGTATTATCAGGACAGTTTAATGCAGAAACTTTTCCTAAATTTAAAGATAATATAGAGCAGATAAGAATTAAAATTAAAGAAATAAACCCAGACAATTATACGGGTAAAAAAACAAGCTTTTCACTTGAAGAATTAGAATCCATTGTAGGAGGTTAAATGGGAGAAATATTCATAGATGGTTTACCCTTTTCTATAACTATAGAGGGAGATACTCCTACAAAAAACGAAGCTCAAAGAATATTAAAATTAGTTGAAAGATTAGATGAGGTAAAAGTTACAGGAGAGGGAGACCTTCGCGCATTAGAAGAAGATAAAGGTTTTAAAATTCCTTTACTGGATGAGGCAATGCAATCAGAAGAAAAAAAGAATGCTTTAAACCTTTTAGATGATCTTAGTTTTATAGATAAAGAAGAGTTATCTCCTGTTGAACAGCTTGGTATCGATAGAACAACATCAGGAATAATTGGTTCTATGCTTGCGTCATCAGGCGGTTTTAAAGAAATGATGAACCTTAAAGATGAAGAAAATTTAAAAAAACTTTATAAGGGAGTAAAATTATTTAATCCTAAAAATTTAGCTATAGCTGGAGGTAAAACTTATTTTGGAGGAGTATTTGGTGATGTAGCGGGAAGAGCTGTTTTTGATATTGCTAATTTTATTTTATCAGGAGATCCTGATATGTTAAAATTTTTAAACTCTGTAGATGCTGATACTAAAGAGGCGATGTTTTATGAAGCTTTAGGCTTAGGTTTACCTCAACTAATTGGAGCAGGCTTTAGAAAATTAACTGATTTGAAAGATCCTATCGTTCAACAAGCTTATCGAGCGGCAGAAAGATTAGGTATTCAATTTAACTTTGGACAAATAGCAAAATATAGTGGCATGCAAAGAGCTTTATCTCCTTTACCTTATATTGGTGGTAAAGTTAGAAAAACTCTTGCAACACAAGTAGGAACAATAAATGAAAAGTTTCAAAAATTGGTAGAACTTTATGCACCTATAACAACTTTTACTAAAGGTGGGACAGATATTTTTGCTAGAGTTGATAAAAGATTTAACACAATGAATAAGCTAATGGGTAGACTATGGGATAAAGCTTACGATGCTCATGCTATGTTAATAGACAAAAATGTTTTTCGTGCAGATGATTTAAGTAAATTTTTTACTAATTTAGTTGATGGTAAAGTTTTAAGACAGTTTAAAAATCTTCCTACAAATGAAAATGGTATTATTGAAAGTTATGAAACCATAGTAAAATCAGGGTTTTTTGAAAACGCTGGTTTAAGTAGAGTCGAAGGAAAAGGACTAAAAGATTTAATTGAAACAATGCGTCGTTATCAAATTGAGGTACAAAAAAACGGAAATAAAGTAAGTTATGAAACAATTAGAAACTTTAATGAGGATATAACTGGTCTTTTTAAAGATTTAACAGAAGGTGATAAAGTATTTAAAGACTCCTTTTCAAGATTATTATCTCAATTTAGAGAAGCAAATGATGACATATTATTAAACATTGAAAAAAATTTAATTAAAAAAGGTATATCTGACAATTTTTTGCCTGATATTTTAAGAGCACATGATAACGCCAACACCTTTACCGCTGCTTTAAAATCATTGTATGAAGGACCTACAGGAAATATTTTTGGTAAATATGAAAAAAATCTTTTTAAACCGGGCTTTATAACTTCAAAAAAACCAAGAGATCAAATACTAGGAGATCTTTTAAAAATTAAATCTCCTGAAATGCTAAATGAGCTACAGACTATTTTAGGAAAAGAACAATTTAAAGTTTATATAAATGAGTATTTGTCTAGCGCTTTTGCTAAATCTGTTGCAGATACTTCAAAAGATATACTAGGTAGATCAAGACAACTTGATTTTGATCCACAATTATTAAATAAAAATTTAGGCTTTGATATAAGAGGAAAAAGTGAATTTACTGACGAGCTATTTAAAATTGCTGGTGTAAACAAACAGCAAATTAAAGATTTAATTACAACTGGTGCATTTATTGAAGGTATAAAAATAGGTAATCCATCAGCATTTTTACAAAGAAGATTTCAATTAACTGGTGCACAAAACCTTATTGGAGGTATATTTGCAGCGGGTGGTGCTTATAAAGGTGGCACTGCGGCTTTTAATGAAGACGATGGAATTTTTACAAAAGGTATAAAGGGTATTTTAGGCTTATGGGCTATAAGATACGGTGTAGGAAAAGTATTTGCAAATCCAAAATTAGCTTCAAAGATAGCTGATGTATATAATCCTAAACAAACTTTAAAGTTTAATACTAAAGTAGATATTTTTAGAGAGTTATTTAACATTCATCATAATGAAGATCCAAGTTCAATAGGTGAAACAGTAAAAATGTTTGAAGGTGTTTATGATGATATGAAAGACACATTAAATAAGCAAGAATTAGATAAAGTTTTAGATTTATTGAATGATCTTAAAGTTAAAGAAAACATATTTGAAAAAGGAAAAATGTTAGAGGAAGATCTTCAAGAAGGCGAAGATGTGCGTAATGAAATTATAGAAGAAGAAGTATCTAATATAAATGTTCCTGTTCCTAATAATAATTTTGATATGGCATCCGTAGTATCTGGAATTCCTGATCCTATTCCAACAGATCAAGCAAATTTAGATCCAGCTTTAGTTGCAAAATTAGAAAGTGTAGGACTACCTTTATTTACAGCTAAACACGGTGGGATTGCTTCATTAATAGGGAATAAAAAACCACAACCAATGGTTGCATAATGGAAACTAATTTTAGAAATGCTATTTGGTTAGGATTGATTTTGGTAAGTGCTGGAGTAACTTACGGAATGATGTCACAACGATTAGAAGCAGTTGAGTCACAGCAACAGCAACTAGAAAAAATAATACTCCAAGACATACCAGACATAAGAGAACGAGTGATACGACTTGAAGTATTATTAGAGAAAGCATTAGATAACTAGTTTTTCAAACGTCACATTGTTTGATCCCCATTTTCTTAAATAGTCTTCATCAATACTTGCGGTAAAGTTATTAGGATCTTTTAGTTTCTCTTCAAGAAAGTCAGCTTGCTTTCTAAATTTATTAACATTTTCTTGTGATCTTCCTATTTTAAATAGTTTAGACATAATCAAGGCATCAGGAATAGTATTTGCCAATTGATCTATTGTGTAACTAAAATCAAATGACCTTGTTCCTTTATTATACTTAGATTGAAACCAAACTTTATTTTGAGTTTTTCTTCGCCACACCGCATATGTTTCTTTAATCGTGATACGCGGAACGTTAGTATTATTTCTTACCACATAAAATCTTTGTGGCTTGTCATAATATTTAGCCTCACCTTTTTTTAAATCAAACAAATCAATCATAGGACCCTCCAGTATTTACCTTTGATAATAACAGGTTTAGTTTTATATTTAGTGTCAATTGCAATCACTTTTAATTTCAATTGATTATTCACAAATCGACAAATCTGAGAAGAACTAAGCTTAGGGAACTTATCTCTCATCTTAGCAATAAGTGGTTTTTTCTTTAAACCAGTATCAACTAAGCTAGCAAGAAAAGACATCAACTCTTGTTGGCGCTTTTTCTTTTCTTGTTTAGGTGACATCGGTAATGAAGGCACCACAATCTTGGGTGCCTCAGAAATAGAATTCAAACCTTTACCTTGCTTACCTTCTTTTTTATCCCTCTCAGCAAGGTCACGTAAAAATTTTGGTATTTCCAAAATCTCGTCATCAGGATTAGGAATGACTTTAATAGTTTTAATACTCATGCGTACCAACTTTCTAATTTTTTAAGTTCTGTTTTATGAAATTCAATAAGTCGTTTAGCCCTTGTATGACTATCTTCTTTATCAAACATGTAATTCCACACAGGTCTCTTTAGCTCACTTTCATAGTGAGCTATAGATTCTTTTAAAGATTTTATTTCTGCTTTTATTTCAGGATGCATTTATATATCCTCCTGTTCTTGCTCTTCTTCTTTAGCATCTAACACCCAATCAGTAAAAGAAGATTTTTTATTCTGACAAACATCACCTAAGAAACTTTGTAAGATAGATCCTCTCATTGGATTTTTTCTAGATACTTTAGCAATGCTGTCTTTGAAAGTAAATGGAACATTAAAATCCATTTCTATTTGTACTGGTTCAATAAATTTAAGCGGCTTGTGCATGACTTTCTCCTTTCTGAACAAGTTCTACTTTGTTTACTTTTAAACTAAGTAAACAACCTTGACCCTTAACATTAGGATCTAAATTTAATGGGATTGATCTCCAAGCTAATTTTGGATCATCAACTTTTTTAAGAACGTTAACATCAATACATTCCAATAAATGATTTCTGTCACCAAGTAATTCACCACCTGCAAAAAACTTTTGATCTTTTACATGTAGTTTAGCAAGCATCTTTCTCTTCTCACCATTTTTTTTAGTAAAAATTGCAGAGAAAAATTCTGGGCCAATTATTTTAAATAAGTCTTGTTTTAATATATTATTCATAATTCCTTCTTTCTAAAATTATAAGTATATATTATATAATATTATATCATACGCAAGACATATCTATTTTACCGCAGAAAACCGCCAATATTTTTAAGTAGCGTCACCCCAAGATTTTCCTAAATCACAATCAACTTTACTTGGAACGGTTAATTTTACAGCATGTGTCATCAGTTCCATTATTTTATTTTTAGTTTTTTCTTCACCATTAAAACTTAATGTGAGCTCATCATGAATTTGTATTAAAGGAATTAAATTTTCTTTATACAATTCTATCATTGCTTGTTTTGTTTGATCCGCCGCTGATCCTTGTATCAATCTGTTTAATGCTTTGTAAGTACCAGCTCTTTGTAAAATGTGATGCTTACCATATTTTAATTTTGCTTGATCTTCGGGTAGAGCTTTGAACACGCCAAAAGTGGTCGGTTCCCATAACTCAAAACGACATTTTCTACCTTTGATTGTTGAGACGTAACCCTCACTATTGGCGAAGTTTGATACACGTTTAGTTAATTCCTTAACAAACGGTACCTTAGAATTGTACTCCTTTAAAATTTCTTTTGCAACATCAACGTTCACTTGCAATTCGTTGGAAAGTTTGTTAACGCCCATGCCATAAAATAATCCTAAGTTAATAGTTTTTGCCTGATCTCTGCCAATGTTAGCAATGTTTGCTACTATACTATGGAAATCAGCATCAGGATTTTTTTGATACTCTTCCACAACATCTTTAGCCCCATCACATCCTAAGCTAGAAGCAAAGTGTGACGCGATCCGTGGTTCCTGCTGACTGTAGTCAAAAGATCCCCATGTCTCACCTTCTTCAGGTAAAAACAATCCTCGTATTTGTTTTTTAATTTCTTTATTACGAGAGGGTAACTGTTGTAAGTTTGGATTAGAATAACTAAATCGGCCTGACACTGTACCTGATGTACCATCTCTCATTTGATGAATACTTGCATGAATGCGCCCTGACTCACCATGTTTTAAAATAGTATCAATAAAAGTTGATTGTACTTTATTAAACTCCCTAGCACTTTGAATCTTTTTAGCAATTGGATGTGAATGATGCATTAAAAAATCTTTTGTAAAACTAGGCGCCTGTGTTTTTTCTGTTCTTGGATAATCTATTTTGAGTTTATCAAATACTTTTGCAACACTAGCCGCAGCCCAAACATCAACTGCGATACCCGTGTCTGCCAGTATTTCATCAAGTATCTTCTTTTCTGTATTCTTAAAACTTTTTTTATAACGTCTTGCTTTTTCTCCATCAACTCTTACTCCTCGTTTTGTCATTTCAAAAATTATAGGGATGAGATTCATCTCTAATTTATACACTGTGTTTAGACTCTGTTTTTCTATGAGTGGTCGCATGTGGTGAAACAGTCGTAAAGTCAAGTCTGCATCTTGCTCCGCATAATCACCTACAAAGATAGCTGGCAACTTATACATTTCATTTTTAGGATCAATACCAAACTCAGTCGCCGCTTGTTTTAAGAGTGTTTCATCTTTTATTTCACCAAGCATATCTTTTCCCACCGCACTTAATGCATAAGAAAATTTATTTTCATTTAAAATAGGAGCCATTAACATTGTATCAACTATAGGTCCTTTAACCTCAATCCCTTCAGCATATAGCCAACCTAAATCATAAATTGCATTATGAGCTACTTTAATAGCATTAGTTTGCATTAACTTTTTAACCCAAGATAAAACACGTCTTCTATCCCAATTAAAACCATTCTCATGACGAATAGGATAGTAACCCTTCCAACCATCCACGGCTACCGCTACGCCAATAATATGCCCTGTTTTAGTTGTCCATCCTGGTCCAGTCGTTTTTAATTGTGGATCATATGTTTCTAAATCAAAAGCAATAACTTTTGCATCAGTAATATCAGGTAATTCATGAGGCGGTACCCACTCAGATTTTGTAAAGCCAAAATTATTCTGCATCTTTACCCTCCTCACGTTCTGCTATTTCACCTGCAATTGCACCGTACGCTGCTAGATCTACATAACTATCTGATTTACGACTATGCATGAGACGCGCTACTTTAACTAGAGCCATACAAATTGCTACATCATGAGCTGATATTTTTTTATTTAAAAAAGCAGACCATAAGTTAGCAATGTTTTGATGATTGGTAACCCGATCTCCGTAATCCGTGTTTCGTGCTCCGCCGATCAATTCAATGGCTTTGTTAAGTATTTTTTTATAAATCATCATGCATCCTTTCATCACCGTACATTCGGTAACCTTGTTGTTTTTGAGCCTCAACAATATACAAATTGTTTTTTGCTCTGGTGACAGCAACGTAAAAAACACGGTGCTCATCATCAGGATTTTTTAAATAAGATCTATAAACAATTTTTCCTAAATCTAATAACACAATAACATTTTCACATTCTCCGCCTTTAGCTTGATGAATTGTAGAAACACGAATTCGTGGTTCTGTTGTTATGTCTTCACCTATTTTCTCAAGCCGCCGTAAATAAGTAATTTCAAAAGGTGTTAATGAACTGAGTATGTCCCACCATTCTCCATCGACAAGTAAACCATGATGATCTTTTAGTTGCTGTAATGAAAATAATTGTTTATCATTCTCCACTTTCATTGTTTTATGACCATGTTTTATTCCAACTTTAGTTTTTATTTTATTATATAAAGTTTTAACCTCTGTTAAGGTAACCGTGTTGCCAGACTTTAATTTTTTCCATACATCTATAGCACCCAAAACAGTCGTAGACACTGGTCTATGCTCCCCTCGTCCATACCAATAACCTTGTTCTAAAAGTATTTCTTCTATCATTTCATTTCTAATTTTTTTTGTTCTGCCAAGGATTAACCAATTACCTGAAGATAAATCAATGTGTCGTAAATGTGGTATACGATATATTTTACCTTCATCTTCTTTTGGTTGCCAAACTTTCGGACGCCTGTTTCGTATTTTAGTTATAATATTATTAGCTAATCGAAACACTCTTCGCGGACAACGATACGATTTGTCTAAAACTTTTACTGTACCTTGTAGAGATATAAACTTATCTACATCAGCACCTGACCAACGAAAGATAGCTTGATCATCATCACCTGCAATATAAACCTCTTTACTGTTACTAATTAATTTATCTACCATATTATATTGAATGCGAGGCATGTCCTGAGCTTCGTCAATAAAGAGCACATCAAACTGTGTCGAAACTGTGTCAGTTGTGTAATCAACAATCATATCGGTATAATCATAAAGCTCATTAATTTTTTTATATTCATTAATAACTCTGTTTAAATAATCTAGCTTAACCATATTAATCGGATCAGGATAAAGTCTTACCTCTTCTGCAAGACTAATATCTTTTAAACGTGCTTTGTTAATTAGGTTTATAAATTGATGATTAGAATTCGTATAAACAGAATCATCATTATCATTAAAAACTAAATTAAAACCAACTTTGGAGGATAATTCTTTCCAATGTTTTTGTTTCATTAAGTTATCTTCTTTGACAGCTAAGTGTCTAAAAGCAAAACTATGTAACGTTCTAAAGTGAGTTAAATCATCTCTACTAGCTTGAAACTTATGCCTTGCTCTATCTTTAGCTTCATACGCTGCTTTCTTAGAAAAAGAAAAGAAACCAATTCTTTCCCAAGGAACACCCTGTTCTTTTTTATGCTGACATATATTTAACAACTCTGTTGTTTTGCCTGTACCAGGAGGTCCTACAATAATATTAATCATTAAAATGTCATAGCCTCATCTTCAGTTCCGCCTAAAATATCTTTATCAGTTTTTTCTTCTGTTTTTAAATCAGGCATCTTTTCCATTTTTTTTGGTTGCGTATAAGCAGGTATTTTCCATGCACGTGTTTGTATTCCTTTAGGATAAACTCTTACATCTTCACCCTCTAAATCTTTTATTCGTTGTACTAACCAAGATCTATTCTCTTTAAAGTTTTTTGTATTCTCTAACCATTTTGATAGATCTCGTAAACGAAAGTACGTCGCATTCTCTTCAACATTAGTGTAAGGCTTTTCCATATCTAATTCATCAATATCAAAAGACTCACCTCTTGCGGTACAAAACTCAAATAAATAATCTTTAAACTCACCGACCTTAGATACATCTTCAGGCATATTAATTGTGGTAATAGTTTCAAATAATCCAGACTGTATCTCTTCCCAGTCAGCTTGTTTCATCATAGGTATGTAACGTAATAATTTTCTTTTAACTAATTTACGTAAGCGATGATGGTATTCTATTTCATCTTGTACTTGTGTTTCTACTGGATGAGAGTCTATATCAAGATACCAAATACGTGGTTCGCGATCCGTGACACGTAAGTTTGCATATACAGGATGATCTTGACCTGATGTACCTACACCAAATTTTCTCAATTTACATTTTGCTTTTTGACAAACACTTGCGATAGGTTGATCCGTACATTTATACATGTATTTCATACTACCATCGGCTTTATCAGCGCCTACTTGTTTCATGATAATCGCTACCTCATTTGTATTTAAAGGTGGATCCATGTATTCACGATTATATTTTTCTAATAAATTTTTCCAGTTATCAGGATTAGACTTACGATAAAAAATTCCTACATTAAATAATCCATTATTTCTTGTCCCTTCAGGATAACCTTGATCCGTTAAAATTTCTAAACATGGAGGACCATCAGCCATGTCATTATCTTCTACCTGTATTAATATTTTACCAATATCATCACAGACATATTTATCGTATAACTCAAAGAATTCTTCTAGTGTAGCACCTTCACCATTATCAAGAAACGCGTACCGTGTGTCGCCGTGATAAGGTAAGTTTAGCCACGATCCAGTGTCTTGCTCATCAGAGAGTTTGATTTGTTTAGGAAATACCTCTGCTTTTGCATAACCAAGATGAGCGCGTATTTCTTTTAACTTTTCATCAAAGAGAAAAGCAGGTTGTGGATTTTTGGAAAATAAAAAAAGATGAGCGCCAAAAGATTTGGAAGCACACATCACTAATGGTAGTTTGTATTTTCGTATTTGTAATAATATTTTTTTATGATCCAAAGGGTACTCGTCAATATCAATACAGCCCCACGTACAAGTTGCATCGTCTCGAATGGGAACAATACCTAAAGCACGATCTTTTCCTTCAAGATGATCTTGAAACATTTGTAAAGTAGGTTCTTCATGAACTGTACGCATGCGCCCATCACGCTTACCGTTTTGTTTTGTTTGGGTATACTCATAGAAACCGTGAGCTCTATCTAACCCATCAAATATATTTTTAAATTTTTCTACTTTCATAAATAATAAAATAACTAGGGGCCTAATAAGGCCCCTAACCTAGATAATTAAGGTGATTACGATCCTAAAACGCCACTATCCGCATTAGGCGTGATGTCTTTTAAACCGCTATCGTCATTATCATTATTTGCCTCTGGAGCAGGATCAATAGATCCTGATGTCACAAGCTCATGAAAATGTTTAGCCTCCTCCACAATATAAGATGGATTAGGAATATCATTAACTGATTTATCCAAGGTGATTTTCCATCCCCACCAATCATTCTTTTTATTTGCTTCTTGTACACCTTCCATTTTGTATACATTTGCAAACATTGGTAATGTTCTTAGTGACCCATCGTTGGCTTTAATTTTCTGATTCATCATCATCGTATTCCAATAACGGGATTTTTTATATTGTGTTTTCTGCATAATAATTTGGCATCGTTCAAACGATCCATCATCATTAATTCGTAAAACAAAATATTCAGCCGTCGTAACAATATAGGTAGGAGAGATTGCTCCATTGATCATGTAATGATCTTCCCCATCCGCGCCACGCGTTAACGCTGGCATTTCTTCAGGCTTATAAATTTTTACAGGTGCACCAGTACCTTCACCTAAAGGTGACCACTCTACCCCACGCACTCTAAAGGCACATGGAACTACAGCTATGCTTTTGTAAAATTCTTTTGTAACAGAATTAAAAATATCTCCTTGCTCAAGTCCTTCAACAAACTTAGCATTTGATTTTTTAATCTCTGGTGTTTGAGAGCTAGCAATTTTTAAAAATGGAATTGCCATTTCCTGTGCACCAACATTTTCAAAGCCAACACCAATGTGGCCTGAAAAGTCTACAACATTAGTCGATACTTCACTTTTCTTTTTTTTCGTTACATCGTTCATCGTTATTTCCCTTTTTTAATTTTCACTTTATTACCCATATACACATTAAATATGTCTGTAGGTAAATCGGTACCTTTATTTATTTGTTCGCCAACAAAGGCGTTCAAGGTCATAGGCTCGACCTTGCGTTTTTGGTCAGGAGCTAAACCATTTTGTTCTAAGTCTTCAACCAACTTAGACGCCTGGTCATTATCTCCTTTACCAAACCTCACTGACACAATGTTTTTAATTAGTTCTCCGTGATTATTTTTTTCTAACCACCCAAAACATTCTGTTTCATTATCTTTAGTGATGCTAGCTTTATAAAAGGGTTTATAACTTATTGCTTCACCACTTGTCAGTTTAATCTCTTTAACTCCGCGTTGCTCCATCATCTGAACAATAGAATCATTCATTTGTTGTAGCTCGGATTTTTTTCTTTTAATGTCGTTTTCTAATGAAAGTATTTCGCTTTCAATTTGTAAATATCTGTTAGATGCTTCTGACACATCTTTAACCTCAGATATTTCTACTTTATTTTCTTCAGGTAAAAAATTTGTAAAATCAACTTTCTCTGTCATAGTTATTCCTCTCGTGTAAGTCTATCTGTATGGGGAGATATGTATGCGTTTGGCGATCATATTTTAAAAGATTATATCTGCCACGATTATTTTCTGCAGCAACTGAACAACAAAGACCTATCATTGATGGATCACCAATCAATAATAAATAATCTTTATCATTAAAATCTTTTAATACATTTTTAGCCTTACGTGTCGCTGGCCCAGGTGATAACATAATTTGTTTTCCCTCCTCAAATATAGGAATTAACTTTCCATACACTTGAGCAGTGATTACATTAAATCGAGATACCTCTTGGATAACGTACACATTTCCTTTTTTTTCTGATTCTTTCATCTTTCTTGAGCAGTCTATATTATTTTTATTTTAATTATACAAGAAAAATGTTATCGTTTTTAAATTTTATAATTTAGAAAGTTATGCCGAAATATAAATATAGTTTTAAAACAACGCCTTACGAGCATCAATTAGCTGCTATGGGGGCTATGTTAAATCATTTTTCTAAGCAAAACAAAGAGTTTGCTTTACTCATGGAGATGGGTTGTGGAAAAACAAAAGTGTTAATTGATGGATCTTCATTTCTTTATGACAATGGATATATTTTTGGATTACTTGTTATTTGTCCAAACGGTGTCAAAGGAACGTGGGTCAAAGAAATTGAAACACACATGCCAACACACGTGGATCGTAACGTTGTTGTATGGACAGGACAAAAAACAAAAAAGCACGAAGAAGAATTACAAACATTATTTATTACAGAACCTGCGAAGGTGCATTTAAATATTTTAATTATGAACGTTGATGCGTTTACCACGGAACGTGGACGCAAGTTTGCTGATAGATTTCTGATGACCCGTCAAGCATTGATGGCTGTTGATGAAAGCACGATCATTAAAAACTCAACCGCGTTACGTACTAAAGCTATTACTAAGCTTGGTAACTTAGCGCGTTATCGTGTTATCATGACAGGATCCCCTATTACTAAATCTCCTGAAGATCTCTACGCTCAATGTAATTTTTTAAATCATGATCTATTAGGGTTTAGTTCTATTTATACATTCAGAGCGCGCTACTGTCAGATGCAAAGATTATCTTTTGGTGGTCGTTCGTTTAATAAAGTAACAGGATATAAAAACTTAGAAGAATTAAATTATAAGTTACGACAATTTTCTTATCGTGTTTTAAAAAAAGATGCGCTTGATCTTCCTGATCAAGTATGGATGAAAAGAATTGTTCCGATGACAACGGAACAGCTTGATGCGTACATGCAAATGAAGCGCACTGCTTTAGTGCAACTCAAGCAAGAAACATTGACAACTACGTCAGTGCTCGCTCAAATGATAAGGCTTCATCAAATAGTGTGTGGTCATATGGCAACAGATGATGGTAAAGTATTATCGTTACCAAATAACCGCGTTAAAGAACTATGTGCTATTCTAGAAGAGCACGGTGATAAAGCGATCATTTGGGCGAATTATCGTCATGACATTCAAGAGATTGAAAAAACATTATTAAAAAAATACGGTCCGCGCTCCGTGGTCACGTATTATGGAGACACACCACAAAATATTAGACAAGAAAATATTAGACGATTTCAAGAGGATCAAGAGACACAATTTTTTATCGGTCAACCAATGACAGGCGGTAGAGGTATTACGTTAACTGCAGCTAGTCTTGCTATCTTTTATTCAAACAATTATGATTTAGAGATCCGTGAGCAAGCAGAGGCGCGTAACCATCGTATTGGTACAGAAGATAAAGTCACTTACATTGATCTTGTTTCAACAGGAACAGTCGATGAAAAAATTATTTATTCACTACGAAATAAAATAAACTTAGCTACGTCGGTGTTAGCTGAGGATATAAGGAAATGGTTAATATGATCCCATGCACCAATTGTAAAGGAAACGGATATGTCAAACTATCATTTGAAGCAGAGACAAACATTGAACAGTGTAAGGTTTGTCACTCACAAGGGGAAATCGATGAAAATAAATACTACCATCAATCGTGGACCGAGGGTGTCGACGACAATGTTAGCATCTATTACGGACCACCGCTTGATCCAGAATGCTTCAAAAACTACAAAATTTCGGGAGAGTAAGCCAGTAATACAGTTTAAGGGAGAGCCACCCTTTTAGAGTTCCAAGCGGGCTATTCACAATTTTCCTCCTTATAAAATTAGGTTGCTCGCTTGGAAAAAATTGCCTATAATTCGCTTAAATTTAAAAAAAGGCAAAGGTTATGTTGTTACCTAATAGTCCTGTGAGAAAAATATCTCAGTGTCCACAATGTGGCGAGGTATCTCTTAAATTTTATAACCCTCAATATAATAAAGTGTTAAAAAAAGAAGAGTGGGAGCAGGTATTATCAGATGGTCTACAGGCCCTGAGAAAAGTTCTCGGACCTGTAAAAGAAGACCCAAAGTTTTTTATGGATTAATTTCCAAGACGTTCATCTATTATTTTACCAATGATGAACACCATAAATCCAATACCAACTAGGGCTAAAAGAATTAGCCCTAATAAAATATGCGTTATCATGATGACTCCTCAACAATCTTTTCTAATTGCATAGGCCTTGATAGCTTTGTTTTCTTACACATTTGATCAAGCAACTTTCTTGTCTTCGCTGTGATCATTTGATTGTAATGTGTTAATTTTTTCTCTTTCTTTTTCATGTTCATCCTTAAAATTGTAGCACCTGATACATAAATGATCAGGATATCTATTCTTTATTGCTACCATCAACCACTGATGATAGCGTCTATTGCACGATTTACAATCGTGAAACTCATCAAACATCCCCATTACTTTTTTAACTCCCCTTCTCTTTGCCATGTATCTTCTCCTCTAACTGGTTTGCTATACACACCAGTTGCAGGATATAATGTTTCAAGATCGTTTGCCTGCCAACCAATCACACCATTGTATTGATTAGCCATGAGATGAAATTTAATTAAATCAATTCTTCTTTTCTTCTTCCTAAAAAAATTAAAAAGTTTTTTCATTGATCCTCCTAAGCTGCTTTATCTGAAAAGATAGATTCAGGATCGCCCCATTGCATCGCAAAATTTACTCTTTTATTTTTAGGTGTTTGATAGTTCATAATATCATCGATACGTTGAAGATATAAACCGACTGTTGAACAGTCGTATAATCTATCTCTAACCATGTTAAGTTTATTAATAAAAATTTTATGATTGTAATTACGATCATGAAACACGCGGATCATTGCTTGAATGAAGGCACGTCTTTTATAATTTTTATAATATGGTTCGACGTCCATGATACGTTGAGCCCATTTTTTACCTTGCTCTAACGTTTCAATTTTTAGTGTGCCGTCATAAAACTTATCTTTTAATCCTGCACGGCTACGATATCCTTTTGTACGACACAAAAGAAAAATAGTGCTCCAATGATCAAAACCCCATTTCTCATACAATGATTTATAGATTTTATATTCCATATTATTGTATTCAGAATAGCGGTTCATCCATTCAGTAAAGCCCCAGTTTTTTCTATTTTGATTTAAAATAGTAACATCATTGATAGTAGCACCAGGAACTACATAATAATAGTAAGGAAGATTTAATATCTCACAAGCCATTAAACGATGTTGACCTTCAATGATTTCTAACTTTTCGTTAACACACGAAGGATTTGTAATAAGCCCATTCTTTTCCATGCTTTTAACTAAACCGTTAACATGGCGGTCGTTTATGGCCCTATTACCTTTAATAAATTTAAATTTTTTATAATCAAAAGATTTTAATATTTTAGTCATGAAGCCCTCCTATCTCCTTTATTAAACCTGACTAACGTTCCGCCGATACGCCTAACGTTAGCTCTTGCGCAGTCTGATCCGAATTCTTTTTCGCACTTACCTTTACAAAAATACATTGAACCAGCAGTAGTTCTATATGTTTCACCATCCCACACGGTATAATCATAAGTTGAATGAGAATAATCACCTTTTTTTAAAGATTGATACTGATCCGTGACAAGTATTTGATCATAATGTTTATGCTCACTTGTTTTGTAGCAAATCATATTACCTTTATAAGGTTCTTTTTTATTAACATGTGATCTGGAAAATCTTCTAAAATTACCAGAACAGTTAATACATTTATCTACTATTTTTTTTCCAGCAGCCATTATTACCTCCTATTCCAATGAGTGGATTTAGTTACGGTGCCATCTAAGTGCCTAGTAGTATAAATTTCTTTTTTAAATTTTACCTTCATCACTTTAGTTAACATGCCACGAATTGACGATGATATGTTTTTGTATTTTTTACCATCTTTGCTTACATCCACATCATAAAGAAATGCAAATTTTGGGTTGTCTGTTTTTTCAGTATAATAATCACCTACAACAACAACCTCATCACCTGCCCATCTACCAAGATAGTTGTGACCTTCAGCATCTCCACCGCCTCGTCGTTCGTTACCTTGAGCAATAGAGAGGAGATACATAACATCTCCCATACTGCCTTCAAAGCCAACACCCTCAAGGTGTTTGGCTCCTATTCCAATTGCATGTGGTTCAACATATTCTTTTTTAGTTATATTAACTAATTTATGATACTGTCCCATTATTGAGCCTCCTTGTTTAGAGTTATTGAGTCAAGAATAGCTTTTCCTCCTTTAGTCATGTGATAAGTAATATCTACCCACTTTAAAAAAAATGTACCCTGACTAATAGAGGACACCCACATAGTATCAGAGGGAGTAGTTGCTACACCGCCACCATCAAATAAAAATTTATATTTAGGATTACCATTGACTGAGTTATTCAATCGTTGAACTCCTGTAACTTTTTGATTTTTAATTTTATGTATTTTCATTTCTTTCTCCTGTTAAAATATGAACCAATCTGCAAGTGCAACCAGACTTACAGGTAATGAAAGAGCAAGGTAGATCCAGTCTTCCTTGCTCGCTAATTTAAGATCGTTGATAATATATTTAGTCATTATTGATCCTCCTTAATTAATTCTGCAGTTGCGCCCCACTCATCACCGACTCTAAAAATATTTGGAGTTGAGCTCCAACCTTTACTAAAACAAGCCCACGCGTCATCATCTTCATATCTTTCTTTAAGATTAAAAGAATTTAAAATACGTGAACGACCATTGCCGTAATTTGATGGTAAAAACTTTTTGCCACCAAACAACACCTGTTCATCATCATGTAAAAGCCATAAAGCTTTATCACCATAACTATATTGATCTTTAACCCAAATAAGTTTTGCTTTAACACGACGATCTAATTCATATAAACCTAAGAAACTATCTTTACCTAGGTTCTCACAAATATTTGCTTTAGCATCATCAAGACTTGAAGATGCGCTAAGACAAGCTTGAGATAAAAAACCATCTGTATCTGATCTTTCCCAACTTGCTTGTTCTTTAGTTCTAGAATCAATTGCAGATTGTTTGAATTCTTCTGCTTTAGCTAACCAATCTTTTTTAGTTAAGTTTTCTCTATTAAACATTTTCTTTCTCCTGTATGTTTGTTATGTCTTACTTATATAATATTTTATTATAAAATAAAACATTTATCTAATTTTTCCCAGAAAACAGCGGTAAATTAGACTCTATTCTTTTCTCTGCAATGTCAGAATATTCATCATTTAGTTCACAAAGTATTGCATTACGATTATGGTTACTCGCAACAATTCCCGTGGTACCCGCTCCACCGAACGGATCTAATACAACACATTTTATTACATCTGCATCACAATTACATGTTGCTACCCATCCTTTTTGTTCTCTCACCAAAGGTTTCATTTCTTTACTGTTCATTCTTGTTGTTTTATTTCTACCAGGTATGACACCTACCATGTTATTTCTTGTTGTTCTTTCAGGGACTGACACAACTTTAACATCTCTGATGTAAGGATTGCCACATTTACTACAACATCCATGCTCACTAGATCCAGCTTTAATACAAGGCTCTATTAAGTCCATTGGAAAAGTTGCAAAGTGTGCCTCTTTAAAAGGTTTCGTTGTCACCGTCCAAACGGATCGTTTATTTTTTTTCAAACCACCCACTGCTTTCATATTACCATTAGATTTCACACCTGCGTGTGCTCTCTCTAATCCTTTTTGATTTTGTAAATTTTTTTGTGACAGTCTTAATAAAGTTCCCTCCGCACTTGGTTCTTTAATAGCCTCATGATCATAATAATATTTTACATTCTTACTTAATAAAAAAATATATTCATGCGCTTTAGTGCATCTATCACGTACACTTTCAGGCATGGGATTAGGTTTATGCCAAATAATATCTTGTCGTAAATACCATCCATCTTGCTGCAATGCGAACGCGACGCGCCACGGTATTCCGATTAAGTCTTTTGGTTTAATACCTTTACTGGGCGCAGGTCTCGTGACACCGTAATCTTTATCACCACGTAATGATTGATTTGTCGTGGTTCGTCGTCCGCCAGACGAATAACTATCACCAAGATTTAACCACACCGTCCCATCGTCCCGTAATACCCTTTTAATCTCTCTAAATACATCTACGAGGTTGTTTACGTACTCTTCAGGAGTTTCTTCTAGACCTAATTGATTATCAATTCTTCTTGCTCCGCATTTAGGACAAATATTTTCATAATACCCTTTTGTTTTTGTCTCCTCTCTTGAAGGTCTGTTTTTATTAAATTCTTCATTACCCATTTTTTTTGTAGCATTTGGGTTAGCTACATGGTCGCAACTTTTGTCTCCACCTTCCCATTCAGCAGTTCCATAATCCCGTAAACCCCAATAGGGTGGTGATGTTACAACGGTATGAATACTTTTATCTTCTAATGTTTTTAATGTGTTGCGGTTATCTCCGCGTAAAATTTTAACTGTCATTTTATTTACTCTCCAATATTCTATTTTTTGCAAATGCAAAATAGTCTTCATCTATCTCTATACCTACAAAATCTAAATTATATTTTTTTGCTACCAAACCTGTTGTACCAGTTCCCATAAAAGGATCTAAAACAATACCTTTTTTTAACCCAGAAACTTTAATACATTTTTCAACTAAACTATTGGGATAAATAGCTGGGTGTAGTTTATCGCCTGTTATTTGTTTGTTAATTTCTTTAGTAGCTTTACTTTTATAAGTGTAATACCAACAAGTAGTAGTCGGAGTCCAAGTTTTTCCAGTTCTTTTGAATGCTCTTTCCGCATTATTATAATCTTTGTTATAAGGCACTCCAGACCATTCTAAATCTATTTCTGTATTACCCTCTTTAGTAAAATGAAAAATATGTTCCCAACCATTTTTTAAATATCTTTTACTAAGAGTTGGAGTATTATATCCTTTTACATATCCATCAATCTCAACTGACTTTGCCCAGATAATATTATTTTGTAATTTCCAATCTAAGCGTTCTGCTATTTTATAACAAGCAAAAGGGTCTTTTTTTGTTGAAGCTAAATTTAAAAATAAATGACCATTTGATTTTAGTATTCTACAACAATCATTAAGTATTATTGTTAGCCACTCAATATAATCTTTTCTATTATCATCATACTGATTATATAATCTTCCAATATTATAAGGAGGAGAGGTTATTATTACATCAACAGTTTCCTTATTAATTGTTGGTAATATGTTTGAACAATCTCCTAAATAAAAATTTTTTAATTTTTTAGCCATCTAATGCCTCTATTATTTGTCGAACCCATGAGTTCTCGTCGATCATTTCAAAGTACAACCACGTACAATATTGATCACTTAAATTACCTTGTAGGAATTCATCGTACCTGCAGTCGCGCATGAAGGTTTGGTAAGGCGTATGATAAACATAAAGGTAACAACATACGCCCACCGTGATACACGCGACCACAAACTTAATCATCTTTTTTCTTCTTAAAAGGATTAGTTGCTTTATCAATATCCTCGATAGTATCCTCGCGCCAATAGAAATCTTCTTTACAGTTAGGGTGATCAAGTATCTCTTTGAAAGCATTATAAAAGTGCACTACCCAATTACTTAATTGAGAACTATAACTTTCATATCTCTCTTTGAATTTCTTTTCTCCATCAGGAAATTCAATCATCCCAATCTTTAAAGGATCAAAAGGTTTTTTTCCTTGAGCATAACTAGAGTAATATAAATGATCTAATTGATCAAAAATATTCTCTTTAACAAGCTTATCGATTTGATCGAGCCTATCATAAATAGACTTATCTTTTTCTGCTTGACGGAAATCTTTAATCGTTTTTTCTGCCTCATCTAATTTTTTAGATAACTTTAAGTTTTTAACCTCGAGTGATCTAAAGATAATATTAAGTATCTCCGCTTGATTGATAGTAAAAGACTCAGAGTAAAAGTTTTTGATTTCAATTTTATTGTCATTCCACTTGTCCTCATACGTACCAGTTACATTAATATGACGGATTAAATCTTGTTTGGAGGGTTCATTAATATCCCCAACAAAATCATCCGTATTCCATTCATCAGGATCAATTCCTTTACCAAAATTAAGAGGTAATATTTTTTCATGATTAGTATTAATGCTCCATGGATACTCACCTACAACAGAAGCAAGCTTCTTTGTATCAGTATTGATGCTCCGCGTTTCGCGATCAAGCGGTTCTCGCCAGTCCTCCTGATCATACGCTTCAAAATTTTTTTCGTGATCCAGCTCCTGATAAACAATGTTAATCAGGAACTTTTTAAAAAATAATAAGTCTTTTTTCTCTTCTTTCTTTTTAGCCATGTCTCCTCCTAAAAGTTAAAGTCGTAAAATTTTCTTGGTTCATTTGCTAGTGTGTACTTATTACCACCAGTATCTTTCCATTCACCACTCTTATGCTTGCGAATATAAAATGAATGATTGTTTTTGTTGGATGTAATATCCCATTTTTGTTTATGTTGATCAGCAAGGTGGCCTGCAAAGCCACCATCAAACCATTCTTTTTTCCATTCAAGCTCTTTACAATCAAGAGCTCGGATAACTATTTTTTTGTCTGTTTTAATTTCAACCACCTCATATGGTTCGACGTCCGTGTAACCGTGTTTGTTAGCGTATTTTTCTGTAATCATAATCTTTCTCCTTTATGTTTATATAATAATTTATAATGATTTATTATATGTATTCAATACTTATCGATATTATGGCTGTTTTCTGGGGTTATTTGAGGGTACAGTTTCCCTCTTCATCGACCATTAATATGTGTATCTTAAGTTTCTTTTGAAGGTCTGTTGGTGTGCGTGTAATGAGATATCCTTTGTGTGTTCCTGATTTTCTTTTACTGGTTGATTTAACATCGACTAATAATATTTCTCCGCGCTCATCGATACCGATAAGATCGCATGGGCCAAGGCGCGAGAAATTATCAAAGACATAGTAACCTTGATCCGATAGAAATTTAATTGCTTGGATGTGCGATATGAAACCTTTTTGATGTTTTCTATTCACTTGATTAATATATCATCAGTGATGATACGTGTCACGTGATCCGTGGTCACCGTACACTACTTACACCTTTTCCGACCCCTTTTAAAAAAAAATTTTTTAAAAATGAAATATAAGTGTCAGGTGTGTCAGGTAAGCAAATTAATCGTTTGTTTAAGCCATAAACTACCTTACACTTGTCGGTTTTTAGTAGTGTACGCCTGACAGTAGTAGTGTCATGTAAAAACATTGATTGGCAGAAAACAGCCCTTTTGTTCTTTGCACCACGAGAAAAATAATTTATATGTTGATTTATAAAGAGGGTCAGAAATAGTGTATTATGGTTAAAATAATTGATGGAAGAAAATCACGCAAGCTAACACCAATGCAATTGCGTTTTGTTTATGAGTTTTGCACCAAGACATTAATGGGTCTGCAATCTGCATCTGAGTCTGCGCGCAAAGCAGGATACTCTGACTCTGCAGCTAGAAGATCTGCTTGGGAGTTACAAGATCCAAAGAAATATCCATTAGTGGCTGAGGCCATTTACGATATGAAAAAAGAATTAGCAGATAAGTATTCTGTTAATATGGATAAGCATGTTGCAAGGCTCGATGATCTTAGTAAAAAAGCTGAAGACGAAAAACATTATGCGGCAGCAATCAATGCTGAGGCTTTAAGAGGTAAGGCTGCAGGATTGTATGATCCAACAATAAGAATGGAAAGTGCTGTTGAGAACTTACCACGTGAACAACTATTGCAAAAGTTAAATGAATTACAACGTAAAGGAATTCCAATTGTTAATGAAGAGAATGTCATCGAACAGGAAGAGACAAAGCCTGAACCAAAACTAATTGAGCAAGAAAAGATTAATGACTAAAGTCTTCTTACTTGTTGTTAGTTTGTGGGGCTACAATGGCGATGCTTGGGTTTATACTGGTAATCAAATGGTTCTTGGAGATCCAATGCCTAAAGAACAATGTGAAGAAATTGCAGGCAAGTGGACTAAATTTGAAATGAATAAATACTTTCGCTTCTCAATTGAATGCATTCAAGATTTTCGTAAGAACATATAATTGCGTATCTGTGTTTTTTAAGAGAATAATCAATTAACGATAGTAAAATGAAAGAGTCTTACTTTGTTAAATTAATAAAGAAAAAGCTTACTATTTATAACTGGTTGCGCATTGAGACTACAACCCTTCACGGGTTCCCTGACATGGTTGGAGTTGCTCCACGTTTAGATACGATCTTCATTGAGGCTAAAGTTGCAACTGGTAATAAGATTAAGTTGAGCCCACATCAAATAGCAATGAACATTAAATTGTGGAAGGAGACTGGAGGTTGCAATTACATATTGGTTTATCAGAAACACGCGAAGCACCTTCCCCTAGAGATAATAAATCTATATGAGGGAAGGCTTTCGCTGGATCTCTCACGAAACGGTGTAAACGAACCGCCAACGAGGGAAGGTTGGGGTACTATATCTAGTTATCTTGAAAAAGTTCACGGTTCGCGCCCCACGAAAAGCGAGGAAATCTGCGGTAAAACAGGATAAGGTACGATAACTACAATTATCGTACATTGGTAATCGTGGGAAATCTGCCATAAATCGCGAAAAACGTTAGGGTACCTGTGAATTATAAAAAAAATGGCGGAAAACCGCGGATACCCGACCCCTAAAAACGCCCCACGCTCTGGCGCGCGAGGTGCTCTAGCGCATGTTTTAAATTTTCAGCCACCAATTTTTCATATGAAACACTTTTTTATAGGGTATACCCCTTTTTTTTAGTATAAAGAGGGTAGGAGTCCCAATGGATCAAGAAAATAATAAATTTGAAAAGTATTCGGACGAAGAATTAAGGCTTTTATTGGCAATTGCGATGCAGGATGATGCAGCTAAAGCAAAAGATAGCTTTATGCACTTTGTTAAAATGGTTTGGCCCGAATTTATTGATGGATATCACCACAATGTAATGGCTAAAAAATTTGAAGACATAGCATCTGGCAAGTTAAAGCGATTAATTGTTAATATGCCACCAAGACACACTAAATCAGAATTTGCTTCGTACTTATTTCCAGCTTGGTTAATGGGTAAGAAACCAAAAACAAAGATTATCCAAGCAACTCACACAGCAGAGCTCTCATATAGGTTTGGTAGAAAAATGCGTAACCTTATGGACGACGAAGGATACAAGAAAATATTTAAAGATGTTAGATTACGTGCAGATAGTAAGGCATCGGGACGTTGGGAAACAAATCATGCAGGAGAATATTTTGGAGCTGGTATCGGTGGCGCTATTACTGGACGTGGTGCAGATCTATTGATCATTGATGACCCTCATTCAGAGCAAAGTATAAGTGAAACTAATTTTGATAACGCGTTTGAGTGGTATATGTCAGGACCAAGGCAACGTTTACAACCAGGTGGAGCTATAGTTGTCGTTATGACACGTTGGTCGGAGCGCGATTTGACGGGTCGTTTAATAAAACAACAAGCAGAAACTAAAGCGGATCAGTGGGAGGTAGTAGAATTCCCTGCTTTACTTCCAAGTGGTAAACCTATTTGGCCCGAGTACTGGAAACAACAAGAATTAGAGTCTATCAAATCAAACTTACCTGTTATGTCGTGGGAAGCGCAATATCAACAACAACCAACCTCTCAAGAAGGAGCTATTATAAAACGTGAATGGTGGAAGACATGGGAAAAAGAAGATATGCCTGAACTTGTTCACATTATACAAAGTTATGACACCGCATTCAGTAAAAAAGAAAAAGCAGATTTCAGTGCGATTAGTACATGGGGAATTTTTAAAGCAGGTTATAACCAAGATAATATTATTTTATTGGATTGTATTAAAGAGCGATGGGAATTTCCTGAATTAAAAAAGATTGCTTTGGAGCAATACGAGTATTGGGAACCAGAAACAATTATTGTGGAAGCAAAAGCAAGTGGTATGCCCTTGATACAAGAACTTAGACAAATAGGAATTCCTGTGGTAAGCTATTCGCCGTCACGTGGTAACGATAAGTTAACAAGAGTAAATTCTGTTTCGCCTATTTTTGAATCAGGACAAGTATGGGCCCCTGAAAGAAAATTCGCGGAAGAAATGATTGAAGAATGCGCCGCATTTCCTTATGGTGAGCATGATGATTTAGTTGATAGTATGACGCAAGCATTGATGCGTTATCGTCAAGGTAATTTTATTGCGCTGAAGGATGATTATGAAGACCCAATTAAACCACTGTACGAACAACAACCCGAGTATTATTAAATGGTAGTTCAAGCTGCAGTACCTCTAACGGTCATTGCAACACAGATGGGGATGTCTGTTCCTGCTGTTATTGAATATTTTAAAGGGCAAAATATAGATCTTTCAGGTTACGGTGCCAATGATTTAGTAGATCTCGAAACATTATTTCCTCAAACTGAATCAGAACGAATTAAAGAATATAAAACATACGGAGACAGTTTTTATAATGCGCCCCCCGTGGTCGGCGATACGTCCTTAGATAATATTGTTTTACAAACAAAAAAAGATGATGATGAAAAAATAACAACAATAGATCAAGAAGGAAGAATACTTCCAGATCTTCCCGATCAAATGCCTGAGCCAGATCCAGAGGATAATGATCCTAAAAAAACAGTTGTTACAACAAGTGCTGAAGCTGTTGCTGAAGAATTAGCAAAAGAAGGAACAGATAAAATAATTAAAGATCTTACAAATCAATACAAAAAAATAGATCAACAAAGAAAAAATTTTTTAACAGATAGTGACCCTCAAACAGAAGATACCAGTGTTGAAACAATTAACCCTAAAGATTTTTTAGCCAAAGATAAAAACACAAAGTTTTACATTGAAGCTCTTGTCCCTGATAAAATTAATGGTGAAGTAGATCTTAGAGAAATTGATTACTTAAATAAAGAAGCGCCTATTATTGATTATAAATTTAACGTAAAAACATTAAACGATGTTAAACAAAATACAATTAAAGAAATAAATAAAAATTCTAATGTTGATGTAGTTGAACTAGCTAATAATAGTGGATTTAAATTACCTGATTTAGATCTCATAAATAAAGCATTAGAAGGAGGTGCAGATGAGAGATATTGGTATCAAAAAGGAAGTCAGTGGTTAGATAATTTTTTATCAGATTTTACTCCTGAAGAACAAAATGATTTCTATGATATATTGTCTGTTACGTCTGGAGGTTTAACTCCTTATCAAAATCTTAATGTAGCTATCGGTGTTTTCTCTGATCATATTAATAATAGACCTATCCGTATAGGGTTTCGTCAAGGAGCATCTTTAAATAAATTTTTGTTAAATCCTGAGAATGATATTAACAGCCCTAAGTTTGGTAACTATGTAGATACTTTTAAATATTTTAATGGTCTGTCGGATCGCGAACCGAATACCGTTATTGATTTGCAAATGTCTGAAATTTTTGGAATTGATCAAAAGATGTTAACATCTAAACCTGAGCTTTATGCATTGGTAACGGAAGCGTTAGGAAACTTAACCGATGAGGTAAACAAAACATTACCTGAAGGAGAAGAGTTACAACCTTTTGAATTACAGGCAAAAATATGGTCAGCTTTTAGAGAAAGCAAAAACTTAGGCGGTGCTACAAACTATGCTCAAATGGGAGAAAAGTTAGTAAAGGATTTACAAGATCAAGGATTTGTATTTCAAGATGATAAACTAAATCGTGAAGAGTTAGTTGATCCTCAGTTTGTAGAAAAACTTCAAGCTACAGTTGGCCCTTATTCAGAATCAATGAAAGCAACTATTGAAGTGGGAAGTTATCTTACGCCTAACGGTAAAAAAATAGAACAGTTAATTAATAATTTTCCTAATGACACTGTATTAATGAATCAAATTAATCAGGTCCATAAAAGTAATTTAACTAAACTGATAAGCAAAAAAAATAAACAGCCTTCAGTTATGGAAAATCTTATTTCAGCAGTTATAGGTGAAAAAGCAGAAGTATCTAGAATGATAACAGGTTTAGGTACGTATGATGGAAAAGCTAATTTTAACGTTATTGTTCCCTTGACTGTTAAGACTAAAAATGGAGTTGTTCCTTTAGAAGAGAGTCAAAGAAAACAAATATTATCTTTATTAGGATTGCATTTAGATCAAGATGCTATGGGAGCAAGTAATTTTAATATTCTTGATGAAGGAGAGAGTATTAATCCTAATGCAACACCTACAATTCAACTATATATTCAATCAAGTTTTACCCAAGAAGATGTGCAGCAGTTACATAAATTAACAGGATTAGACTTTAATATTACCCCAGTTCCAGGAGGTTTTGTGGCTTCAGCACTAAGTGATGGTATGCCTAGCGAAAAAGACATGCAGAACAGCTTTGAAAAAGTATTTGGAAAAGATAAGGATATGATGTATATTCCGTCTGAATGGGTTTCAGACTATATAGAATCCAATGAATATAAGGAGAATATAAATGGGCTTCAAGAAAGTATCAGCGAAAGAATGGAAGGCGATGGGGCTACCAGCTTCAATATCGAGTATCTCGACAGTATCATCTCCACGATCAAAGCAATTGCGTCGTCGCGAAACGAAGGTTACGGAAAAATCCTCGACTCCACAAAAGTCATAAACTTACTGACTAAGAATAATATAAAGCTTAAAAGCAAAGGTGGTTCTATTGAAATACCTACATTTCATTTTGGTGGCTTTATAGACATTAATAGGTTATAAAAAATTATGGCTGATAATATAGATCAAAAAATACAATCTGTTGTTGGTGAAACAATCGAAGAAGCAATTCAAAATGAAGAACCAGTAGAGATTGAAGTAGTTACGGAGGAAACAATTGTTTCTGATGAACCAGAAATAGAAGAAGATTTTTATGCTAATCTAGCAGAAAATATGGATGACAATGAACTAGGAATAATTGCTAGTGATTTAGTGGCTGATTTTGAAAATGACAAATCATCAAGAGATGAATGGGCTACAACATATACAAAGGGATTAGATCTACTTGGAGTAAAGTTTCAAGAAAGAACAAGACCGTTTCGCGGTGCGAGTTCCGTGACACATCCTTTATTAGCGGAAGCAGTTACACAATTTAGTTCTACCGCCTTTAAAGAAATGATGCCTGCGGATGGCCCTGTTCGAACACGTGTTATAGGAAAAGAAGATGTTGAAGTATATCAACAAGCGCAACGCGTAAAAGAATTTATGAATTATCAAATCACTAACGTGATGGAAGAGTACACACCTGAGCTTGATCAAATGTTATTTTATCTACCACTGAGTGGTTCAACATTTAAAAAAGTGTATTACGATGGGCAACTAGGAAGAGCTGTTTCTAAATTTATACCAGCAGAAGATCTTATTGTGCCATATAGCGCAAGCGATTTAGATTCATGTGAGCGTATTACTCATGTTGTTAAATTAACAGAAAACGATGTACGTAAAAAACAAGTAGCAGGTTTTTATAGAGATATAGATATTAACCCTGCACCTCCTGAAACATCAACATACAGTACAGGAAATATTCAAAGCACTATTAGTAACTTAGATGGCATTCAACAAACAGGCGACTCTTATATTGTAACACTATTAGAAATGCATGTTGATTTAGATCTAGAAGGATACGAAGATGTAGACAGTAGCGGTGAACCAACAGGAATTAAATTACCTTACATTGTTACTATTGATGAAACATCAGGAAAAGTTTTAGCTATAAGAAGAAACTATGAAGAGGGAGATGAGCTTTACAAAAAGAAACAATATTTTGTTCACTTTAAATTTTTACCAGGTTTAGGTTTTTATGGTTTTGGATTAATACATTTAATTGGTGGCCTATCGCGTACCGCGACACAAGCATTACGTCAATTAATTGATGCTGGAACATTAGCTAACCTTCCTGCAGGTTTCAAGACACGTGGTCTACGGATCGCCGATAATGATGAACCATTACAACCAGGTGAGTTTAGAGATGTTGACGCACCATCTGGTGCTATTCGAGAAGGATTACTTCCTTTACCATACAAAGAACCATCACAAACATTATTTGGTTTACTTGGATTTGTTGTACAAGCAGGACAACGATTTGCGCAAATTGCTGACATGCAAGTTGGTGATGCAAATCAAGGAGCGCCTGTTGGAACGACTATTGCTTTATTAGAACGCGGTTCGCGTATCATGAGCACTATACATAAAAGAATGTATTATGCGATGCAAAAAGAATTCAAACTATTGGCAAATGTTATTCAAACATATCTTCCTGAAGAGTATCCTTATGCTGTTGTTGGAGGAGATAGAGCTATTAAGCAAACTGATTTCGATGAACGCGTGGACATTATACCCGTGGCTGATCCGAATATATTCTCCATGGCACAACGCATTCAGTTGGCACAGACTCAGCTTCAGTTAGCAACGAGTGCGCCTCAACTTCATAACGTGAAAGAAGCTTATATTCGCATGTACGAGGCTTTGGGTGTTTCGGATATTGACAAGATTATGAAATTGGAAAAACCCGAACCAATGAGCCCAACCATGGAGAACCGTAAATTAATTGAAGAGGACAAGATTGAAGCATATGAAGGACAAAATCATGATGCACATATTCAAGCGCATGTTACGTTTGGTTTATCGTCGATTGTTCAGTTAATGCCACAAATTGGTGTTGAATTAAATAAACATATTTTACAACATGTTTCATTAAAAGCAAAAGAAGCAGTAGCAATGCAGATCCAACAAGCAGAGCAACAGATGGGGCAAGTAGCTGAGGGAGAAGATCTTGAATCAATGACTGAAGGACAGATAGCTATGTTAGAGGCTCAGTTCTTACAAGAAGTACAGCAATTACAAGCAAAAATGAGTGGAGCAGGTCAACCAGATCCTGTTATTCAATTAAAACAGCAAGAACTACAACAACGAGCAATGAATGATCAGGCTAAATTACAATTTGATCAAACTAAACTTGGATTTGAGCAGCAAAAATTACAACAAAAAGATAAAATTGATAATGCTAGAATTGACTCACAAGAAGATATAGCTATGTTGAGAGCAAAGATAAACCTTAAAAAACTTGACTCTCAAGGTAAAGGACCAGGTTTTCAATACAAAAATCAAGGTAAATAAATATGATTTTTAATGCACAAAAAATATTTGATGAGCTTATTTCTAAGATGGATAAATTTGCTAATGATAATGTAAAAAGTGAAACGGATGCATTAATCATGGCTGAGGTTTTGATGGTAAAATTAAAAGAGTTATTTGAAGGTAAAGGATACAAAGAACACGATGCTTTACTATTTGTGCAACATGCGATACAAGAATTAGAAGATAACAAACCCACAATACACTAGGAGATAATATGGCACTTAACAATCCTAAACCAAAATTTATAAATGGTTCTCTATATCCTAATGCTAAAATGACTGTTTCTAACGACATGAATCCTTACTCGGGCCCTCATGTAAATAAAACAGCAATAGCTGATGTTTATAGCGCTACTATGGAAGGCCCAAAAGTTACACAAAACTTAGGATCTGGACCTAAAGGTCAACGTAGTAAAGTACAGATTAAAAAGGTAGCATTCAAAGGTTTAAAATAGTATAATTCGCTACTTAACAAAGGAGGTTTTATGAACCTATTAAAAGATCTATGGTCACACATCAAAGAGTGGAGTGACTGGCAAATGAAGGACTGGATTAAAGCTGCTATTGTAGCAATAATTGTTCTCTGGGTAATTAGCTGGATGACAGGCGGAGCAGCATAGTGCTTAATTTACTCGGCGGTTTACTTGGTGGTGGAAAAGGCGGAGCCTTAGCAACCATTTCAAAAGTTGTCG